CCGCCGCCGTTCCAAATTGGGTAAACTTTAACGCCACCAACGCCATTTATTTTTTTTGTTTTTTGTCTATAATCCGTAATATTCCCGCCGTAAGCCTGTTTGTCAAAGCTTTCAAAATATCTTTGTCTAAATTCATCTGTGCCCTCTTCATCTTCGCCGGGCGTCAATATTTGCACTATTTCGGCTCTTTGTAAATCCTCGATATAATCAATTGGTACTAAATCACCAAGATTATAATTTGCTGATGCCCCTGGTGTTTCACATTCTAAAATATATTGGCCCTCCACTGGTAAATCTGACATATAATATTGCCCCGTCACAATATAATTTAAATCATCTAAAGAAAATCTTGAACCAACGGGTAAAATCGTTGTTATTGGTACTACTTGGGCTTTTACTGTTGCTTTTGTAGCCTCATAAGGCGCTAAACCTCTCTCAGCTGCTCGTTTTATTAAAAATTCGCGGCTTGCCGTATTTGCAAATCCTTCATTTAGAATTACATCTAAATTTATATACATATTTTGTAATTCAACGGCTGCCGGGGCCAATGCGTTATATATAACTGACCCTTGCCGTTTATCTATCGTATTTGGTACGCGTGACATCATATTATTCATTATTTGCTCAAATGTATATTCTTCAAACATAATATTTTACCTCCCCCGGTTTTTTCTGTTTTTATTTTACTTATTTTATCATATTTGGTAAGAAATACCACAAAAAAATACTTGCATTTGCTTATTTTTTATGTTATAATTATATAAATTTTTGGAGGTGAACAAATGAGCAAGAATATAAAAATAAGTTATACCCCGCGTGGTGATACTATATTTAAGTCAATATTTGGTGATGAAAGAAACGTTAATATTTTGGCGGCTTTTTTAAGACATGTTTTCGAGCAAAGCCCCGTTAAAATTGAATTTTCGGAGATAATTATTATTAACCCAGATTTGCCAGTTGAGAGCAAAGATGAAAGAAGTAGCACTGTTGACATCTTGGCAAAAACTGAAGACGGACGATTAATAGATGTAGAAATTCAAATCGCCAATCATCATGACATGATAAAAAGAAGCGTATATTACGCTTCAAAAATGACAGCAAAACAGGTACATAAAAACGGTGATAAAAAAAATAGATATTTAAATATCAAATCGTCTATTATAATCTCGATAGTAGATTTTAAAATCTTTGAAGATGATGAGCCGTATTTTAATCCGCTTGTTTGGTATAATTTGGCAACTAATAAAATAGCTACCGATGTTGAGCTAATATATATTTTAGAATTACCAAAAATACCACCGAATGACGATAATAAAAAACTTTGGACATGGTTAAAATTTCTTAAGTCAAATACGGTGGAAGAAGCTGAAAGTCTAAAAAATAAAATCCCGGAGGTTGATCAAGCTATGAATATATATAAAAAATACATGTCTGATGAAGAATATAAAGACTATATAGAAACCCGCGAGCTTATGGCTGAGATGGATGAAAACGAACGTCTTGCTGAAGCTGAAGAAAAAGGGCTTGCTAAAGGGCTTGCTAAAGGCGAAACCAACGCCAAAATTGAACTTGCTGTAAAACTAATAAAAACCGGCAAAATGTCACTTGATGAAGCAATAATCTTTTGTGGGTTAGATAAAAACCAAGAAGAGCAAATTAAAAAACTTTTAAACCAGTAAAATCCCGGAGGTTGATCAAGCTATGAATATATATAAAAAATATATGTCTGACGAAGAATTTAAAGCTGAATATGAGTATTGGCTAAAATACGAGCGCGAAAAATATTTACACGGTAAAAAGGGCTTTGAAGAAGGTCTTGAAGTTGGTGAGACAAAAAAGGCTATTGAACTCGCTGCAAAACTAGTAAAAACTGGCAAAATGTCACTTGAAGAGGCATTATCTTTTAGTGGTCTGGATAAAAGCAGCGAACAAGAAATTAAGACGCTTTTAAACGAAAAGCCAGAATAAAAACATTGCCATGGAGGTAAATATCTTGACTTTAAAAAAACTAAGTGCTGATGAAGAGTTTAAAGCCGAATACGAGTATTGGCTAAAATACGAGCGCGAAAAATATTTACACGGCAAAAAGGGCTTTCAAGAAGGTCTTGAGGTTGGTGAGACAAAAAAGGCTATTGAAGACGTGATAAATCTTATGCAAGAATTGAATTTATCATTGGACAAAGCAATGACGATCTTAAAAGTCGATATATCATATAAATCACAAATAGAAGCTAAGTTAAAAGAACTTGGCATAAAATAAACTCTGGGGCAAATGCCCCAGCTTTTTTTGCCTTGCGTTGACTTTTCTAAAACATATTCTTTTATCAAAAAGGGCGGTTCCCCGCCCTTTTACGTTTATTTGTTTTGAGAAAAAAATTCTTTACTTGATTGTGTTTTTTTGGCTGTGTTTTATTTGCCTAAACTTTTTTGCCTGTTTTTTTCGTTAAGACAAATAAATTATACATTTTTTGTCTCAAGATTACAACAAAAAACAGCCTTAAAGGCTGTTCTTGGGTTTCATTTTTTTTGCTTTTTTAAACTTATCTTTTCGGAGGCTTTGATTGAAAAAAATAAAAAATATAAAATAAAGGAGATTGAACCATAATTTGAGGGTTTTGCCCTCATCAATAATTATATACGCCTAATACTTGTGTGTCAAGTTGTTCAGTTAATTTTTCAGTCAAATTATTTATAACACCGTCAATGTCTAAACTTGAATTAATAGCGTTATTATTTGTCATATCTATTTTTATTTCTGCCGTTGTTATTTTATTTATAGCTTCTTTTTCAGCTATGTCACGTAAATATTTTAGATCTTCAGCGGTTGTTGCCAATTGATTATTTAGATCACTGGTATTTTTTGCCGTATCAGCCGTATTTGAAGCAAGACTATCTAACCCCGTAACCAAACCGTTATTAACAAACTTTTGGGCCGCGTTACTTACTTTATTTTCTAAAGATACCCCAAAATCATAGCCCTTTTGATAAGCATTATCTATTGATTTCATACGTGCTACAGAAAAATAATTTTCGGGTTGCGAATTTATTGCTGATTGCCGGGCTTGGTTTGCTAGATTTCTAAAAGTACCCGTTATTGATGTCGTTTGATCCATCAAGTTTGCTTTGCCCAACCCAATTTTGCTTGCTAAATCAGCGCCTATTAAGTCAATTACTTTATTCCAACCACTAATGACGAAATTTATAGCTTTTGTCATAGCATTTGCTATATTTGTCGCAACTTTGTCCCAACAAGTTGTAATATCGGCCGCCAAATCAAAAATAAAGGCTGAAAAATTAGAAAATAAAATTTTTACTGATTCTACAGGGTGAGCCCAAACATTGGCAAAAAACTCTACTAAAGACGCAAAAGCATCCCAAATACGCGCTACTATGTTATATATAATAGAATACAGCTGCATAAACGTTCCGGCTATAAAGCCCGTCGCACTTACAGTTGCACCAGTCATATCATTTATTTTTTTGATCACATAATTTATAGCTAGTACTATACCAGAAACTGCCAAAACTACTAAACTAATTGGGCTTGTTAAAAGAGAAAAAGCTACACCCAGACCCAAAACAGCCGCGGTTATACCTAATATAACTCCTGCCATACTAGAAAAATTTGGAAATGTACTTTCAAAAAACTCATATACGCGGTTACCTATGTCTAAAATAACCCCTGAAATAACGCTTAACGTTTGAATCATTGGGCTCAAAATATCTGATATACCCAATAAAACATTTTGTATAAAAGGCATATTTTTATTTATCGTGTCGAACAAAGTCACAACGCTTTGAGATAGCCGTGCTCCTATTTGTTCTTGTATATCACCTAAAGCGTTTTTAAACTGCGTTATTTTGCCTGTTGGTGTATTACTCATAGTCTCGTATAAATTACCCCAACTTGCATTAATTACTTGTGCTATTGTTTCTGCTTTTTGCATATCTTGAGATAGATCCATATATCTATTACCCAAAACTTCTATTAATTGGGCTTGTGTTGCCGTTCCTTCTATTATTGCTTTTTGGCTTTCTGTAAACTCAAAGCCTTTTTTTGTCATAGCCTCATAAGACCCTATAGTTACTTTGCCTAAATTAGTTGCATAATTTATCATTTGTTGTGGGTCAACCGCTTGCCCGTTACTCATACCTATCGCGTAATTTGACAAAGTATCCATCATTTTTTCTATCGCGCTAACATCCGTCATATACGTTGCTAATTCTGCGGCGGCTGATATCATAGCTTCATCGCCAAAAATACCCTTTGTTTGTATACTAGCCGCTTTTTGAGTTAATTTATCAAAAGCATCACTAGCCGCCCCCATGTTTCCTAAAGTTACGCCAAGTTGTAATTCAGCATTATTTTGAGTAGCCATTGAATCTAAACTTGATTTAACAAAATCCGCAATTTTCTTGCCAATAAATAAACCGCCTATAGTTTGAGCTATATTTTTGAATTTGCCCAACAAATTTTCAGTAGCTCTACTGCTATTTTCAATCTCATTAGAAAATTGTTTTTGTTGGTTGCTCATTTTATTTATATTATTCGTTATTTGCTCCATTTTGTTTCTTGTTTTGTCTAACTCTTGAGTGTTAGCCGCCAATTTTGACGCGCGCCCCATATTTTCAAAGGCATTCACTGTTTTTTCTATCTTGTTTGTTATTTTAGTAAACGTACCCGTTAAGTTTTCTATTATTTTTATATTACTGGTTATAGTTGCCACTTAATCACCGCCTTTTTATTGATTTTTTTGCTTTTTGATTTTGTTTTCTATCATTTTCTATTTTTATATCTATACAGGCTATTACAAAAGCCTTTTCGGCTATGTCTAAATTTACAAATTGGGACGGTAATATTTTGAGTTTATGCAAAGCAAAATAAGCATAATTTGACTCAAAATCACCGCCCAGTATTAGTTTTTTGCTTCTTCGACTAAAACACCTATATTTTTTTCAAAAGCACATATTTCCTCTATCTTGCCCAAATAGTCTGTATATTCGCCCGGCAACAACATTTTTTTTAACAATTCTTCGGCGCTCATTGCTCCATACGAATTTTGCAAGTCTACATCATTCAAATTTGGGTATGCGGTACATGCTGCTGCTAGTAAACAAGCGTATTTAGCTCCGTCTAGCTCGTTTTGAATTACACCACGCTTTATTTGTACCCTTTTCATAGCTTGTTTTTTTAGCTCTTCGCCTATTTCAGAACTAACTGGTATTATTTCCCATTCTATCGGTTTTTTGTTTTCGTCCAAAAAACGATCTGAAGCAACATATTTTATACTTTCTGTTTTTAGCGCGTTTTCTTTAAAAAAGCCTCTTAAATTTGAACTCATTTTTTAATCCCCTTTGTTAAACAGCCGCCTTCTTATTTAAGTCGGCGGCATACATAAAAGTCAAGAAATTACAGCATGCCTGTCAAATTTTCAAACGGTCTAACTATAGAATAATCTTCAAAAGTGAAATCAACGCTTGAATCTAGATATTCTGCGTCAGCGTCAAATTTTGCTAAAGTTCCACCGTCTAAGTTACAACCGCGCAAAATTACAATCTGCGACCCTACTTCTGACGTTGGGTCTTCATTTTTTATTTGTATATCAAAATACAAATCTTCGCCGCTGTCTTTATATTTTTCCATTAACTTGCCAAACATTGACGTATTGAAATGAAAAGTAGCTGAGCCCGTTCCATTCCAACTTGTAGACTTATGACCACGGCCAGTTTGTCCCAAAATTGGCACTTCTACCTTATTTTTTGTTATTGTAGCCTCTAAATTTATTGCCTGCATAAAATTATATCTATTACCATCTATAGTAACAAAACACTCTGCCAAAGAAGCGGATATGCTATCTTTTGCGTTCATTCTTGTCAAAGTTACCACCCCTTTTATTCTATTTTGCAAATCATATATAGCTGAGCCATACAGTTTATTGGCGTTATATTGTCATATATGACAACAGATTTCTTTGTTGGCCCTTTCTCAACGGTTATATCTTCAGTACTAAAATCTTCTATAGCTCCAATTCCGTCTAGTACTTTATGATATTTAACAATTTCGTTCCACAAAGAAACGCGCCCGCTTTCATCATTGGGTATTAATCCAAGATAACGCGTATTAAATATAGCCGCAATATCATTTCCTATTTGGTCCATTACCCTTATAGTTTGGTTATATTTAAAGTCTTCACCCTTCTCGTCGGTAAAACTTGTAAGCGTATTAATGTCTTCCAATACGCGTATTTCATCACCAACTTTATGAAAAACAAACTTTCCAGCGTCTAAAGCGTCTTCTAATTGTGACTGAGTATAAGAAACATTAATATCATAAGCGCCGTTATACTTTTTATTTGTATTTGATTTATTTATAGCGCATCCGGCTTCCGCACCGGTTACCCAATAAACTAAATTACCTGCTTCGCCGCTTTGAGCATTATTTATAGTGTTTTCAACTGATATAACGCCCTCATAATCCGCGGACGAATAATTATATAAAACGCATTGAAACTTTACGCCCATTTCATCACGTAATCTACGAGTAAAGGCCGCAAATAAGCTTTTTACTGCTGAATCTGTTCCAGCATACCCAATAGTGTTAAATGAGTAAGGTTCTATCGCGGCTAAAAAGTCCACGTAGTCCACGCTTGTTATTGTTGGGTTTGTTCCACTTGTCAATGTAATTGTGCCTGCTGATAAGCTTACATCTTCTATCCAGTCAACAAAATTATTTTCGGCTAAATCGTCGGTTTTTGCAGTCGCGCTATTAACCTCTTGAGTATCAACCAAAACATTATCTAAAAAGGTCTGTACTCTATAGCCCGTGGTTGTCTCATCGTCAACTATTGCCGTGGTAACTATTTTTATTTTATTTCCCAAAGTACCAGGATATTTAGCCGTTGCCAAGCTACCAGACGCTTTTACGCCGTTACTACCCAAACGATATATATAAAGCGTTCTAGCATTTAAAAATAGTTCTCTTATTGGCTTTAATTCATCTGAAGAATAATTTAAGCCAAAAAGCTCAAAGGCTTTATCTTGAAAATCTCCAGCCGTTAAGGTTATTACCTTACCAGTCTCGCCCCAGTCTAAAGCCAAGGGTATTGCCGCATAACCTCGTTCGCTCAAGGCTAATGTCGCGCGGCTTGCTGATACAAAATTTATATAACTACCCGGCAATTTTTTTTCGCCTATAGTTACAAAAGTTCCGCCACCTAATGCCATTTTTATTTACCTCTTGTATTTATTTTTATTCCTTCCATTTTATCAATTATAACATCTTCTGCCCTTAAAATCAAATTATAATCAACATAAAAATGTAAAACTTCATCAATGACTTTGTACTCCATATTTGTGCCGTGTAGCTTATCATTATCTTCTGTATCTATGAATTCAAGTATACTAAACAAATTAAAACTTTTTGTATTAAAATCTTCGGTTTTGGCTATTTGATCGCTAAAATACAAAACATCAAACGTATTCTTAAAATAGTATCTTGGGGGTATTATTGGCCTTAAGCTTGATTCTACGTGTTTTATCAAAAAGCAAGGTTCTTTTAAATCTTGTTCGACCTGCTCCGTATATATTTCGTAGTCATTGCCAAAGTTGGGGTATATTGCGTTACTTATCGCATTAATTATTTTATTGATCATTCTAAATCTTTAATGCTATAGGCTTTCCATTGCCAACTTTTTTTTCAAATTCTACATTATAGCCATAAGTAACATAAAAACGCATAAGCCCATCGTCTAATTCCCAACTTGCACTTAAGGCGTCTACTCTTTTATCGCTATTAAAGAGCAAATCTTCTACTACCAAATCTATAAATAACAAATCACAAAGATTTAAATAATCTTCTTCTAAAATATTATAACAAGTTATTCTAACTATAGCAGTTAAATAATATAAATTTGGCGCTTTACGTATTGCAGCCCCCTGCTCTTTTAGATCTACAAAAAGATATCCAGCTTTCCCTGGTAAATCATTCCAATTTGCCACACGTATACCTTCAATATATTCATCGCCATCTTTTCGTAAAATATTGTAAACTGCATTTTTAATCTCTGTTTTAGTTATCATTTAATAATCGCTCCAAAGCTTTATTAACTTGTTTTTCGGCTATCTTTTGGTATATATCGCTTATCTCTTTTTCAGATTTTGTAAGCATATATTTACCATCTACCCAACCTTTATTTTTTGGTTTTCTATGACCAAATTCGACATAAGCCGCATATTCTGTTTGGTTAAAAACGGTTTCTTGATAGCCATTTTTTATTTGCCTGCCGCTTCTTGACCAATTTCGGCGCAAATTTCCGGTTTTAACCGGCGTTCTATATCTTACCCGCCTCAACAATAACAAAGCCGTTTCCTTAGCTATTTTCTCGCATAGCTCTATTTTTTGTCTTTTAGTAAAATCTTTTATTTTATTTCTTAGTTGTTTTAAGGCGGCAATATTCATTTTTAATTCCATTTTTTAATTAGACTATTTAACCTTATTTTAATTATATTTTTAAACATCCCTTATTAAGCCCACTTATCAAAAAGTTCTAATTCTAACTCTTGATGATTACGATAAATAGCCGGTTGGCTGCTAGCTTTATATACTTCTGTTTTGTTATTTTGTGTAACTTCTATTTTACAGCCTGGGGGTATAACGGGCTCGGGTGCTAAAAATAATTTTATAATTTGTCTTTTCTTTGCGGCACCGTCTTGGTTTTGGTTTTGGTCAAAAATAGAATATGACAATCTGCAAGGTTGGGACGCATATAATATTGCTTCTGAAAAGTCTTGTTGCTTGGTTTGTGGATTAAAAGTCTTTTGTTTTACTTTTATATCACACGTTCCCAAATAAAGGCTTTCAATCGCTTCCCTTATGTTTTCCATTGTTATCATATTACCACTCCATTTTTCTATATTTATATAATTCTTCTTTGTCTAAAGTGCTTAACTGAGTTAAGTAAGAATTCACTATTTGTTCACGGCTTTGGCCGCCGTCAGTGGCATAAGTGACTGAGGTATCACCTTCGGTCACGCTTTTAATGTCTATTTTGCTTATATCTATATCATCAAGATTGAGCACTCCCGTGTTTAATTTCATTAATAGTAATTCAGCACAAATTTTATCTACCACCTTATATTTCAAGGTTTCAAACTCATTATCAAATAAATCTTCTACCTCATAAGGTACTTTGTCAATATTACATATGTTTTTTATTTCATCTATCGTTTTATTTCTCAAGACAAAAATCACTGATCCATCCGCTTGACTTGGTCGGTACCCAAACTGCTGTAAACGTTCTATTACTTCTGAATAAATATCAAACATAATAAACACCCCTTTTGCCCTTTTTTTTACTCCACATAACTATTATATCACATTCAAAGCCCTTCACGTTTGGGTTTTTAAATAATTAATTCTTGTTCTATGTCGCCAAAAATACTCTTAACCGTAAAAGTTACCTTGACTTTATTTTTATTAATATCAAAAGCAAAATTTGAAACCTCCGTAATTCTTGTATCTTGAATTAAAGCGTCTGAGATTCTCATCTGAATAGTTTGCAAAATATCTTTTGGGTTTTGGCCTATTAGATCTTTGATTTGAAAACCGTAATCCCAATCATAAATCAAGTAATCATAACGTTCTGTATTTAAAATAAAATAAATAGTTTGTTTTAAGGCTTCTATATCGTCCGTAAAACCTTTTAATCTATCTTTTAAATATATAAGACGATAAGTATTTGAAGGCTGTTCTACAAGCTCAAAATCGCTTATATCGTCATTATTTGTTGGTAGTAACATTATGACCTCCTTTTTCAATAAGACGCTTTTGGAAGCGTCTTTTTATCAAGCATTTTTTTTATTGTGCCCAAGTAGTCCAACATGTATTTACCTCTTGTAAAAACTTGATACTTAAATTTGTCGTAAGAAATAGATTTTGGTCCATTTTTGTCTAACAAAAATTTTTTTAAGGTTTTGAAGGGCAAACAAAAATAAGTATCGTTAAACACAAAATGAACGAGTAAAAACGAAAGGCCTTTTTGTTGGGCGAACTTATCCATAAATTTTATTTGGTGTTCTTGAATATTTCGCAAGGGTAGATTTTTCAATTTAGTTTCTTTAGCGTCAAAGCATATAGGGCGCCCCTGAAAAGCGCCTATATAATCAACAGTACTTTTACGCTCAAAGTAAGCTAATGATATAGTGCCGTCGTTTTTATTGGTACTGACGGGTCTTATCGGCGTTGGTATTTTTTGAATCAAGGCCAAATTATTATTTGCATATATTGTATTTGTGTAATTAATAAGTTGCTCAAATTGCATCCCTCTTGAGGCATAATTTATGTATTTCATAATTTTCTCCTATAGTAAATTAATTTTATTCAAAAAAATTATAATACATAAATTGTCAAAAAACAACAGAAAGCCCCAGAAAAAATGGGGCTTAAAACTAACCTCTAGAAATAATTCGAGCAATTGGAATAGCTTTATGATCAAAGTAAACGCGAGCCGCGCCAACACCGGCATCGTGTACCAAAGTCCAATTATCGCCGTCTTCAAAATTAGCATTAGTAGGAGATAAGCCCATACCATTAGGTATTTCAAAGGAGATACCCATAGGAGATAAAACCTTTCTTTGACGGGTATACAAAGTATCTTGGCCGCCGTTAGTTTTAGGGTCTCTATCCATCTCATAAGGTACTTTAGCGCCAATATTTTCGTAATCAAAAGCGCCGTCACCCAAAATATAAGTTGTATATTTAGTATAACCTTCAGCGGTCATTTCGTAATAATCAGCTATATCGGTAACGTCAGGGCTTGCAACTTTAGTATAACTGTAATTTCCAGAAGATCCGCTTCTTGTGTAATACGTTTTTGACGAATCTATAGCAACATCGCTTGTCAATGTATATTCCGGATCTATATCTTCAGTCGGCATTGAGTCATCAATCAAAACAGAACGGCCGTTCCAAGAAGCTAAAGATAAATCTCTTTGTATTCCGTTTGAATCAGTGTAAGTCAAATATTTTAATAAAGATAGATTTTCTAGGTTAGTAGCTATTTCAGAGTGCATAATAACAAGTGTAAATTTACCCTTATTAGCGCCACTTGCCTTTTGAATAGCCTTATTTAAAGTCGTGCTGCCAACGAAATTATTTGGGTTGCCTTGGCTATCATTTCCTGTTTCACTTGTAACGTCTAAAGTATGCCCATTAACAAATTTTAAGTTATTAGCACCGGTCATAGCAAAGATGCCTTTTAATATGCTTAACAAAATATTTTGGTCTATTTGTTCCCAATATTCAGATACTTGACGGGCTACATTAGACATAAAATCAACGCCACTTGTTATATCATAAGAAAAGTCACGTTCGGTCCAAGCTTTAGCGCGCCCAAATACGACCACGCCCTTTTCAAATGTTGTAGTGCTTGAAGAAGTTATAT